TACCCGTCCATGCTGACGATTGTTCTGTCGGGTTTGTTGCAGCCAGCGCATAGCTCCACACGTTGTTCACAACGTCGATCCAGCGATCCTCAGTCGGCCAGTTCGAGTCATAAATGTAGATTCGGCTTCCACCCTCAACTGCTTCCACCGCGTACGGAGTAACCGCGTGCCCACCTTCCGCCGAGTACAGACCCAACGTGTAACCGGCAGTTGTTGCTGGGTTAGCGAAATCATCAGCCAACGTGGCAACGATCTCCGATGGGGACTGTTCACGGTAGAACGCTGCGGCTGCCTGAGTTTCAGAAGCGAATTGTGTAACAAACCAGAACGCCAATTCAGCGGCGATACGCGGGTCGCCTTGTTCCAGCGCAGCAACGATGGCTTCTTGCCCAAGGAGGTTCGCTGTCGCACCCTCCTGATACAACCTCAGAGAGAGAACGGCGAACCCTTCACAGAGTCCACCGGCCATCGCCCGATTTGCTTGTTCAATGAGTTGAAGGATGACTGGTTGTGGTGTGCATTCCCCGGCGTCGTTTATGGAAGCGCATGCTTGTTCGTCGCCGTACAAACGTCGTGCGAGGTTGACGGTGAGTGCTGCTGGTGCGTTTCCTCCGCCGTAGTTCGAGAAACCGAAACCGTCGCTGCCTGGCTTGTAATCCAACGTCACAACCTGACTGATTTCGACACCGCTTTCAACAGGTGGTGTTGTGTCAACAGTGATTGGTTGAGCCGTTACCTCTGAGACGCTCCCCGTGCCCGTTTCCGGGCGCGTCGGTTCACTACCGCTACAACCGGCCACGAGTAACGCTGCGCCTGCTAAAGCGCTGATGAAACGGCTTAAGACCGTCGCCTTTTTTGCTGCCACCACAATGCTCCGACAATGAGCACGCCAAAGAACACGAAAACCATCGCTGCGGTCATACTGCCGCCTGGGGCATCACCCAGATTTATGGACCAGTTTTTCGTATCGCCGCCAAGCAAATTGTTCGATGACTCCAACTCGGCAACGCGTTCGGTTAATTGGTTGATTTGCCAGTCGGTCGATGCTGATTCGTCTGCGTTTGATTTCAAGAAACCAAACCCACCACCCAGCACCGCTGGCAAGCCAGCGAGCCACGCAATGTTGTCCATGCCTGATTGCAATAACGACCTGAACTTTGAAACAGCTTGCCCCGCTTTGTCTACTGCTGCCTGAGCACGATCCGTAACTGACGCAGCAGCATCCTCCACGTCATCAGCCATAGCCCTAAGTTTGGCGGCTAAATCAGTGTCGTCCGACATGGGTTTCTCCCAATTCGGACACTGTGGGTCACTGCTACATGCCCCAGAGTAGCATCGCGTTATGGTGTTGCCTTGTCCCTGGTGTTCAGAAATTGGAAAACATGGCGACGGATGCGCGGCTCTCTACGGTTCGCTGGGTTTAGACCACTCCTTAGCTGAGAGTTTGTTACGAATCTCATCCAACAAATCTTCGATCGCTCGCCCAAGTGCCTCACAATATGAGACACGAGTGCTTCCCACTGGAGAGTAACGAGCGGTATTGGCAGCCGAGTCGGCTTGGTTTGCTATTCGGTTGAGAGTTTCAACGAGTTCTGTCATGAGTTCCTCCTGTCGGCTCGACGCGATCCGTGATCAGCGGAGCCGTTCAGTTGTTTCAGCCAGCCTACAACCCTTTCGCCATTCGGTAAATACGCGTGACCCCACACTGCGCTCTACCGAGAGAACCGTCTTTTCTCGCTCGGGGCAACGCTATGTACTCGTAGGTAGCTGCGAAGTGAGAGAACGAATGGTTCGCTACAGCGCGCCATCCATGAAACTGAATTGAATGAGCGGTCTGCATAGCTTCCTGACCCCAAGGGAAATCCCAGACTCGGTAATAGTTCCGGTACCGGTTGCCTCTCTTATCGGTGCGAGTCATCTCCAGCCAATCAAGCTCTCGAACCTGCGCTGTGTGCGGTAAGGCTTGAAGCAAACCGTTCTCCACGAACTTCTCAAACAAATTCATGAGTGGGCACCTCCACGATTAGCTCGAATCGGTAATGAGTGCCGATCTCGACATCGTCGTTCACGTCGGTGCGAGTCAAGCTGAGGTCGTAGGGATCGTAAGCGCAATCGAAGTTCTCAGCCAAACATTCTTCGATGGGTGCGTCTTCGTGCCAGATGATGTGTTGGCAAGGACCACACCAGTCAGGTTGTGTTGCCCAATCACGGGCAAGCCGTAGAGTTCGGTGATTACAAACTGTCGCATGATCTAGGCAAGCGGTCTGCCACTTCAAGCCGTTTTCATAGGCACCCGGATCTTCGGTTTGGGATACCAGTATTTTGGTGCCGCTGGCTTTGTTGATCGACACCTGACTGGCGAAGTGCCTGCGGTATCGGTTGCCTTCCTTATCGACCCAGATCTTGCCAGCCATCAGACTGCCTCCTCGATCAGCGCCTCTGCGGCATCTTTCCGAGTGGCGAACCAACCGTGATTCGGCCCGTTGTAGCCGTCTTGGTCGATAATGTAGAGGGACCAGTTGACTTCGTGACCGTGGTGTTCGTGCTTGCAGACGACACCGATGACTTTGCCGTCAACGATTACGTCGTAAGATTCCCAGTGGCGGCCTCTGCTGAATTTGAATGCGGTCATCAGACTGCCACCTCGTTGAGCTTGCCTTCACGCCAGTCGAACTCAACAACCTTCACCCAAGAGATTATGTCCCAATCCATGAAGTGAATCTGCTCTGCTTCGTTGCGGACGACGCCGTAAACCGCAAGGCCGATGTCGCCATCGCGTACGGTGACTTCTCCGCCCATGACAAACCAGTCGCCGGGGACTGTTACCTCTAGGAGAACAGTACGACCGCTTGCCAGCTTGACTCGCAGGTAGTGATCATGCCTGCCGTTGACAAACTCGGCTGCCTTTCGCATTTCGTTGATGTTGGTGGTTGCTGCCATGCCTTAACTATAACACCAGGGTTACCCCTTGTGCGCCAATTTAGGGGATCTCCCAAACAAATCCCACCAAACCCCATAAACTCAGCGTTTCAAACCCCAAGAAATCTGACCAACATCACCCAAAAACTCGAGTTTTTCCCTCTACGACGAATAGCCGACCTTCTTAACAAGGAGAACCGCTTCACAACCGCCACTGACTCGGCGCTGTCATCGACACCGGCACCACCGCCGGTACCTCCCTCAAACCACGTACCAACACCTCAGTCACACCCCACACCAACGCATCCAACCTGTCCGGCGACACCGCATGATCAGGAACCCACGAACACAACTGATCCTCCAACTCACCATGAAAACCAAGATGATGCACCCGACCCTGCTCATACAACGCCGACACCGGCTCCGCTCTCGTTCGCTTACCCCTCGAAGCGTGAACCATCTTCACCGGCACCGCAGGATCAACCGTCCTCAAAGTATGCGACACCATGTCCCCACCCTGGTTACCTTCAGCAACAATCAGATCAGCTTCATGGCGATGATACGCAGCGACCGCTGCACGTCCCCAATCATTCGGCGTTCCCCTCAGCGATACATCGTCAATGACGTAGCCGTGGCCGTCGTCACCAAGACCAACAACAACGATCCCTGTCTCCGCGTTCTGTTCTTTTGAACCAGCCGCAGGATCAACAGCCACCACCAGGCGCGCAATGTTTGGCAGTTGCGTCACCCGATGTTCTTCAAGAAGATCACGGCTCCACAACGCGCCTTCGACATCATCAAGCACCTCGGCATACAACTCTTGGCGACCTAATCTCGTTCCCTCATACCTGGAGATCACTTCATCAAGGAACGCTGACGCCAGGTTGGCTCGATTGTCGAACGTCGAACCGCGTGTCATATGAACAGTTCCGTCTTCAGTACCAATCAAACGTCTCACCAGCGGTATCGGCTTCGGTGTCGTCGTCACAACAGTCCGAGGTTGCGCCCCGATCCGTAAACCGAGTTGCAGCATGTCCCACGCCTCCGGGTATCGCCACGCCGCCAACTCGTCAGCCCAAGCAAGATCGTGGTTCGGTCCACGCAACCGGTCAGGCTCATCCGCTGAGAACGCTGTTGCCATTGCCCCATTATGAAACGTGACTCGACGCTTGGATGGTTCGTACCGTGGTCGCTGATGTGCTGGGTAGATCGACAGCAAACCTGATTCGCCTTCGATCATCGTGTCACGCACATCGCCCGCTGTTGGACCAACCAAAGCGATATGGCTGACGGTGCCCGAATCGACTTGTTCACGTATGAACTCTGCACCGGTTCGGGTCTTGCCCCATCCACGTCCAGCGAGGATCAGCCAGACTCGCCAATCACCAGCCGGTGTTGTCTGCCCCTGGCGCTTGTATAGCCACCAGGAGCACCGCAGAAGCTCTGGGTCATAGTTCTCGCCCAACTTGTCACGCAAACGCTTCTCGACCTCTAAGCGAGCCTCCTGCGACCAGTTAGCACCAAGGAAGGTTTGGAGTGACTGATCAGGAGGAGGCATGGCCGTTCGCCTGCCCATTTGTTTGAGCCTGATCTACAACGTCAGCTTCAATCGCTTCAAGATTCGCTGGAAGCTCCTGCTTGAACTCGTTCGCCACATCAACCAACACCTCCAACATGCTCGACCCCAAACTCACATGCACAGCACCACCATCAGGCCCAGAGATCTGCACACCAACCCGATCCAAACCAGCAACCTTCGCCGCAGCCAAAACACTCTGACGGCGCTCCGCCATAAACATCGCCTGACCACGCGTGTCGTCTTCCTCACTGCACTTCGCAGCAGCAGACGCCGCCACATGCATCAGATCCTCTAAATCATCCAAGCACGCCTGCTGAAACGCCGCCGGATTCCCGAACCGCTCCTCGATCTTGCGTTCACGCGCCTTGTCCCGATACTTCCGCACCGTCTCACGACTCAACGCCAACGCATCCGCAACACCAGCCAACGTCCGCAAATCATCGCCATCCGCGTACCACTTCTCGATCTCCTCGATCTTCCACTCCGGTACCGGTGGCTGTGGCATCTCAAACGCTCCTTATGATTAGCGCGCCAACCATTACGCCCGACAATAGCGCACCACAACAACAGATCCCACAACACCCAACAACGAAACGCCAAACATCTCACATCAACGCAGACGCGATTCGACCCCCCGTGTTGGGGGGCCGGTCGTTGGTGTGTTGGGTTTGTTGTTGTTGTTGTTATCGGCCTACCTTGACTCCGTGTATGGCTTCGATGTTGCGTTTGAATGCGGCGCGTTTGTTTTCGTAGCGTGAGATGTCTGGTGCGTTGATTGTTGTTCCGTCTTCTGCGACGAGTTTGTATCCTTCGCTTGGTTCGGTGTTGCGGCGGTGTTCTGCTTGTTGGCGTTCGTTGTGCATTTCTTTGAGAGTGAATGATTGTCCGGCGATTGTGAGTGTCGCTTGGGTTTGGCTTGTGTTGGCTGGTTCCCGGTAGTACGCGGTTCTGGTGTATGCGCCTACGACGTTTCCGTTGGAGTCTTGGACGGTGATGGTTGCGTGGCTGGCTACGTTGTTTCTCACAGGGCAGTAGCTTCCATACCCGTCGATTGGTCGTTCGGAGTCTTTGATGACTCTAAATTCGCCGAAGGTGCCGGTTTTTGTTTCGTTTGTGTAGCTCATGACAGTTTGTCTCCTTGTTTGGTTTTTGTTGCTGTCGCAGGATGTGAAGGAGTCGAACCTTCCGGGTCTGGGTTTGGAATCCAGAATGCCCCCGTGGGCAACATCCCCTGTTGGGCTAGCTGTTCAGATTTTCTATACGTCCATTTCCCAAACTCGGGGAAGTGACATGTCCCAGATTTTGCCGGGAAGTTTTGTCATCCACTTGGCAGCCTGAACTGCCAAAGCCTCGCGACCTTCTTCGGTAGCGGCAAGCTCTCGAAGCTCGCCACCCCACAGGTTGTTCTCATCGTTGCTGAGAAGCATGTTCGCCACGGCTCCCATGACCTCGAAAGCCAGTTCTTCTTTTTGCTTGTTGGTAAGTTTTGGCATTGCGTTGATGTGTTCGGTGGTTGATGTCATGCACCCATCATACACATAGGGGTCACCCTTGCACGACTATTCAGGGGATTTGTTCAGATTTCTTCAGTCACCCTTCAACCGCACCACAGGCCAACAATAATCGTTGTCAGGCATAGACCCCACAACCTCCCAATCCGACGCGTGGAACCCGTCATGATTCTCGCAATACATCGGAGTGCAAAACCCCAGGCTCACTCCCTGCTCCAACCACGCCCCGAAGTCCATTGAGCTTTCTTCGCTGCCGCTCACTATGTCGCTCACGTTCCGTCATCCCTCCCCACAAACCAAAATGGACCGCATTGTCGATAGCGAAATCCAAACACTCCTGCCTCACCTCACACTGCACACACAACTTTTTTCCTATCGCCGGTGAACCCTTCCCCGGAAAAAACCATGCAATAGGAGCCTTCTGACAAAGCGCCCGATCCTCCACCTCTACCGGCAACTTTGGGTACGGACGCCAATCGCTAAACCGATACGCCGTAAACCGAGAAGCAGACATGAGGCTCTCAGAGTAGAGCTAGGAACCATCGCGAACGTGTTCAATCTCCTTTTTTGTCCAGCACTCCACATCGCTGTCAATCAAACGGTTCTCCTGCATCCTTTCCAACATCGCAGCTAAACAGACACCGCAACGGCATCCCCGTTTGAATCGTGCAAGTCCGTGTCGCATGGTTCCCCAGTAGTAGCCGACTTCGCTGTCGCCTTGGTGAACGCTTCCCACATTTCTTTCGGATTTTCGTCGCGGTAACGCGCCATGTCCTGCTGAATAGTCATGTGATGCAAACCAGTGACCTCAGCAAGCTGGCTGTATGTCACACCCTCAGCACGCAACGCAGCAAACAAATCGCGGCGTTGAATACCAAGCGACGCGACACGTTCACGGCACTCGTTGATTTCGTTGGTTTGTCTTTTCACTTCACCCATCAGGGCTTCAGCTTCTTCTGTCATTGTTATCCTCCTGAGGCACGTACGTTCGCTGAGATCGTTCGTGCTGATTCGATTTGTGTACGCAACGCAATCAACTTCTGTTGTGTTGCTCGTTCTAACGCCTCCGTGATTTTCCATTCACGAAAAGTGTCAGCGCAGCGCCCGAAAGCGACTGCCTCTTTTTGTGCGACCGTTCCTTCAGTCGCTTGCAAGATCGCCCGATGATAGCGGCGTTTGTATTCGGCCTCGGCTTCGGCGCGCTCAACACAGAGCACAACGAAACGCTCAACCTCTTCGTTGAGTTGTTCGTTCAACAGATC